TTCATATTACTAACAGATGTAATTGTTTTAGATCCCATCACCATATCAGTATGATTTGAATTCACAGTCGTATCAAGTGTTGTACCATAGTTAATATTAGTATCGCCGAGGTGTGCTATCTCGCTTTTACCATTAATAGTCTGCCCTAGATCGTTCTTCACCGTTAAGAGCATATCATCCCCTACCTCGATTGTTTGACTGTCTTTCACCTTTAATAGATCTGTGCTGCCGATGTTTATTTCTCTTTTGCCTAAGATCTCTGTGATAGAGTCACTGTTCGTCTTTGTAATTATCTTACCGTTCACGTTATATATCAGATCTCCCTCTACGTCTAAGACATAATTGCCCTCACATTTAACATTTATGTCTCCGTTCGCGGTAATATTGCAATTTCCAACTATATAGACTGTGTTATTTTTGTTATATACGGTATAGCCATCTCCTACTATAGTATCTATCTTAGATCCATCATTAATTATATCAGATGTAGTACCAGATGAGTGTGTTTGTGATATTCTTTCAAATCCGGCTGTATCGTCGTATTCAATTATGTGTCCTGCTTCGGTTTGAGTGACATTATTGTATGGATATTGTGGATTGTGACAGGTTTCTGTTTCGGGAATTGATATTGCTTCGTCTTCGGGTTTTTTGTCATCCGTAAGACTAGATAGTTGGGGTCGAGTTGCTAGTGGTATATCTCTAACTGTATTAGATTTTCTGTTTATGAATGATTTTGAATTCTTTTTTGTTGCTGCATGAGGTGTATCGATTCCAACTTTTTTTGGATATTGGCCTTCTGGATCTTGGAATCCTGCTGGTTGTGTATTATTAAGTGGAGGTGTAGATTCACCCGGTATTGATCCCATGATAAGTGATTCTTGTTCGTCACTGCCATCAATATATGCACCGAATACCCAGCTACCATTTACGAGACCAAGCGAAGATCCGACACCAGATACAGAAGCAGATGTGACCGGCATAACAACACTTGACCATGGCAAGTTTTCTGTCGGCATTTGATTTAAATCAGACGAGTGTTTGCCATATATACGAACTTTGACTCTGTTTAATTGTAATGGATCGCTAATATCTTCGACGACACCAATAAAAAATTGTGGATTCGTTATCATAATGTTTCTGTAGGTCGGATAGAATCAGTCTTTGCTACGACTTCTGTCGTGTGTGTTCCATCCATAAATGTATGTAATGTACTAAAAATAAGATAATCACCTGACAATAGACGATCATAATTATCAGTTCCTGCTACTTCAGGTGACGTTGATTTTGGAAATAATATCTGTATCGTTCGGCCAGGATTCAATAATGTATCACCCATCACCTCAAACTTATGTGAACATGCATCATAATTTGCAATATAAGCATCAGATATATGCTTTTGCTCATAATTCATCTGTCCAATCGTTAATGATTCTCCATTGTTTGTTTGATACGCATTTTCATTAACGAAATGATATTCGACATTCGACTCTCTTATCTTATTCAAAGGTTCTTCGACATCCGGATCATTTGTATTTGCACCACTTATTCGAGGTAACAATTTTGATGTAGTATTATTTGGATCAATCTGAGTTTCGTATTCAAATTTAACATCGTATGATGTCTTTTTATTGATATTAATATAACGATGCTCAGATGCAAAGGCACCTTTCTTCGCCTGCAATGATGGTGAAAGACCAATATTCGAAGATATTTTAAGAATCTGTGACGACCTCTCGATATAATTAGCCTTCGAATCAGAAGAAGATCTTAATTGCTTATCATTCTTATATGTTCGATAGACTGGATTTTCCTCTCGGTCATTAATAAAACTGAGAGGTGAAAGGTAAATATTCGTAGACAAATCTTGATACAAAAAATACGGAGTCTGATTTACATCAGCAGCAGATTCTAAGATCTTTTGGCATGCCTTAATTGGATTTTGAATATTAATATTCCCTCTGAATTTCGTATTCATTTTACCATTTACAACAAGTGGCGTAAAAAGATCACCTCTGAATATATCTCCAATCAATTTATCATGGCTACCATAAACTGTACGTGATATCAACTTAAGTGGTGCAATATATGCGTGCTCAGACACTGCAATAAGAACGTATGCTTGTGTCTGATTATCATCTGCAGATCGAGCATAGTCGTGGTATTTTTGTGTACGAAGAGATAAATCTATGTTTTTTTCGATATCTAATACCTTTGTTTCAATCGACAGTTTAATTTTTTCGTTACCAACAATACCAAAATCTTCTAGAAAGTTAACTTCGTCGCGAATACCAATTTCAACCACGAGAGATGCTGCAAAAAGACTTTCGTGGATTTTTATAAATCCGACCATGTTGCGAATGTCTGCAACTTGGCCATCATTATTAGTAATAATACAATTTGTTAATTGATAAGATGATTCATTAAAAGAATTACCTTTCTCATCAACAAATGATCTATTAAATTTATCACTCATTTAGCAGTTTTTTGTATTCTCTTGCAAACGATTCAATATAACTTGGAGAAACAACTTTAATCTCTTTTAAAGCTTCATTGTCTTCAAGCATATCGTCATATATAGATTTATAATTTGTTGCTTCCTCTCCAGCCTCGTATTCGCTAATTTCTTCTTCAATATTATTTGAATCATAATAATACGCAGGCGCTAACGATCCATCTTTCCAATACTGTGTCGATCGAATTGTATAGTACTTATCAATTGAAAATAGCGGAAATGTATCGTATCCTACATTTGGCTTAAATCGAATTGCAGCTAATTGAACTTCCCTTTGGAATTCAATCTTATCAGATAAGTTTCCATTTTCTCTAAACTGAACTGTAAAGTCTTGAGCAGATGCAGAAGTATAAAATAACTTATTCTTTGCGCTATTCGAATATTGTGTATCAATTTCTCCGCCATTTCCGTTATTAGCATTTATCGTCGAATCATCTGAATACCAACCAATAGTTGAATTGTCAATCCAAATAAGTGATTTGTTAGGATCGTAATCAACGATTTTAGCTTCGGCCCATACACGAACAGCAATAGGTCTACACAATTTCAAATAAGGTAAATACTTTTTATTGAGAATAGGAATACCTAAAGGGGTGTATCGTGAACCATTCGTATCTTCTTCAGATAATGGAAATCTAAATGCAGATATGTTTTTGAACTGGTTTGCTATATGATTTTTAATCTCTGGATCACTCTTAGGCCATACTGATAAACCTTCTTTTAACGAATCATTGCATATAAAAAATGTCCAATAATAATCAGGAGTTCCATACAACCTTTGTGATAAAACATCAGGCCTTTCACCATGTCCAATTTGAACTTTTTTATACGCATATAGGTTATTAGCTAACCTTTCAACAATATCTACGTATCGAAAATAATCAGTGACATTTGTTAATATAGCATCATTTTCAATACTATATTGCGTTTTGGGGAATTGTTTAAAAAACATAATTTAACTAATCTTATTCTTTATTATTTTCGGGATTGAGCGCTTCAGCTGCCTTAGTATATTCTTGAGCTGCCTTATTTATTACACTATTAGTCAACGTTTCGGCTTGGCCAAGGATGCTTTCAGCAGCTTCTTTAGCCGAACTTGTCCTATCACCATTATTTTCTAAAGATTCAATTTCATCCCGAGTAAGAACTTTTGTTTCTTGAAATTGTAATGACATATCAACTTCATAAGGAGACATATCTTTTCTATAAGTATTCGAAGTGCTATTTATGATAGTATTTGATGCAAGTAAATAACATGAATAAATCTTAGGAACATAGTTTAACTCTTGCCCATTTCTAGGATCAATAAATCTAATTTCCCATTGATTGGGATATTTTAACATAATATTTCCATCATTTAGCCGTTTAGCATATACTTGATTTCGAAATTCATTTTGTATCTTATCGATGATTTTAACTTCATTTTCACTTCTACCAATCATTTTGAAATCAAATTGAAAAGATCTTACAGTGTTTCCACTAAATGCAGTATTTGTTTTGGGATTTTGTATTATCTGTCCTCTAAGTTCTAAAGATGTAGCTACCCTATCTGCTCCAAGCTTTCTAGCTGCTAATATACCAGCACCTAAACCTCCAGCAGATTCTAGTTCTTTCATAATGCGTTGCCCGCCTTCTAGCGCAGCATTAAGGGAGGCCTGTAATTTATCCTTTCCTTGAAATGCATTAATAGATGCATTAGCAATTTCACCTATCGTATCAATCATTCCCATGTCAATTGTATTATACGCTGCTCCATCATTAAACGCCAATCCTTGAGGACACGGAAAATATATGTTTAAGGGAGCTTCTCCAGGTTTAGTCTTACATCTAAACCATACGTAAGGTCTATTTAAATCACCAATGTTTTCTGGAAACTTTAATACACCTCCGGTTGATGCATTTTTGGATTTAAAAGGAATTGCATGTGGTATAAACTCAGTTGCATTTGGTATATTAATAGCCATATAAATACTTCTTTGGTATTATTTATAATAAAATCATGGCATATTCTGGACGTTATAAGGTAAAGAATCCTAAGAAATACGAAGGAGATTTTAAAAATGTTAAATATCGTTCATTGTGGGAAAGACAGGCGTTTAAATGGTTGGATAGTAATCCAGATATAATTGGTTGGAACTCAGAAGAAGTAGTGATTCCGTATCGCTGTAAAACGGATAATAAAATCCATCGTTATTTCGTAGATTTGTTTGTACGTACAAAGGATAGTGTTTACATTATTGAGATAAAGCCTAAAAAACAAACACAACCTCCTAAACAACCTTCTCGTAAAACAAAAAGATACCTAACTGAAGTAATGACATACATTAAAAATGAGTCTAAATGGGAAGCAGCAAAAGCATTTGCATATAAACACGATATGATATTTGAAATTTGGACTGAAGAAACATTACGTTCATTTGGTATAAAAATTTTATAAATAGATGTAGATGGCAACGTTTATTAATAGACTTGAAGATAGAGCAACTGTTTCTGGCATCGAGCGTAATACAAAGGAATCGCTTGAATGGTTTAGAAACGAGATTGAGCTTCTAAGTACAATACCAAGTCGTAAAAAACTTTTATCTGATGAAAACTTTGAATATAGAACTACGCCACTCGTTGGTCGTATGTTTATGTACACTTATGATCCAAAGCATAAGAAGACATTACCATACTATGACAGATTTCCTCTTATATTCTTAGTTGACAAAGCAGAAGGTGGATTCTACGGCCTCAACCTTCATTACCTTTCACCAGGCTATAGAGCCATCTTTTTTGATCAACTTACAGAATATACAAACAATAAGAAATATAATAGCACTACTAAGTTGAAATTAAAATACAATTTTTTAAAATCTAATGCAAGACTACGATATTTCGCTCCTTGCTTTAAACATTATCTTACCGACCACATTAGATCACGAATCGTGGAAATCCCTGCCCAGCATTGGGAGACTGTACTCTTCTTACCGTCAGAGCAGTTTATAAGGATTAAAGCGAAAGGTGTATGGCAACAATCAAGAAAACAATTCACCTAATTATGTCATTCCAAAACGATATTAATAATGCTCTTAATCCTTCTAAAATTGATGATTTTAAATCAACAATTGGTAAAAGAAGAGGTTTAGCTGCGTCAAATAGATTTTCAGTTACAATACTTCCTCCTACAGAAACATTATTAAACTTAGGTGGTTTATTTGGACAAGGTCCTATCGTTAATGATCCAAGAGATATAAGCATACTTTGCGATTCGTGTTTTTTGCCCGGACGTCTTATTCAAACTGGTGAATACGATGCCTTCGGTAGAAATCCAAGGAAGTATCCACAGACTATTATCGAAGAAGATGTTGAGTTTGTATTCACATTAACAAATGATGTTTATATTAAAAAAATGTTTGATAAATGGATGGAAAGTATTATTGATCCTGAATCACATTTAGTTTCTTACGATAGTGATTATAAAACTGATACCCACATCCAATTATTAGATAAAAATAATGCTACTATCTACGGTGTACGTTTAATCGACTCTTATCCAACGTCCGTTAATAGTATTAGCCTTTCAAATGAAAACACTGATGCTAAAATACAAGTATCAGTAAATATGACTTACAATAGATTTGTGACTGAAACACGTCTTCGTTCGATCATAAATAGTACAAGCAGCAAGCTTGACGTATTCAAACGACTTATATAAATTATAATTAAATTATTATGACATTACCAAAAATTGAAACACCCAAATATTTTTTAACTATCCCTTCAAGTGATGAGATGGTTGAATTCCGCCCATTCCTCGTAAAAGAGGAAAAAGTATTAATGATTGCACAAGAAGCAGGAACAGATGCAAGTATGATTGCTGCTATGAAAGACATTATTAAAGCTTGCACATTTAATAAACTCGATTTATATTCACTCACAATGAGCGATTTGGAATATATTTTATTGCAAATTAGAGCAAAAAGTGTAGGTGAAACAACAGAAATACGTGTAAAATGCGATGAAAGCGGTGAGTTTGTTGAAGTACCAATTGACCTCTCAGAAGTTAAAATAACAAAGGGAGAAGCTATTGATAATAACATTAAACTTACAGATGATGTCGGAATTATTCTTCGATCTCCTGGTTTAAAAGATGCTGAACGTGCTGCCAGAGGAAGAAACAAGACAAATCCAATTATTCAAGCACTTTCGAGTGTAATTGAAAGTGTATATGATAATGATACTGTATACCCATTTTCAGAAGCAACCCCAAAAGACATTGAAAACTTCATTGATTCTCTAAACACAGAACAAGTAGAAGAAATTAAGAAATGGCTTGATTCAGCACCTTCTCTTAAATATGAAATTGAATTTGAAGGACCAACGGGTTATAAAAACAAAAAAGTTTTAAGTGGTTTAGGTGATTTTTTCACCTAGCCCTTTCTCATAATTCACTTGAAAACTATTATCATGTTCAATTTTCTTTAGTACAACACCACAAATATAGTTTATCAGAATTAGATAGCATGATTCCATGGGAAAGGGAGATTTATATTACACTTTTAAAAGACCATATTGAAGAAGAAGAATTAAAACAAAAACAAAATAATGGCTAACGAACCATACATCACTAAAAAGGATTTTAGTAATATCACTCAAAAGGTGGTGATTGAGAACTCTCGAGCTCTTTCCGACCCTCTTATTGAGGAACAAAAGAAAGATGCATTAAAAAGGCTTGAAGAAAAGGTTGATTCTGCAAAGAAGTACGATAACTTATTAAAAGTTATTACTAATATCGTTCCTACGTTACTTAAAGGTCTATTTAGTTTTAGTAAAGGGTTATTGAAATCTCCAAAGTCAATTTTTAGTTTTATTTTTAAAATTATTAAGGCATTCTTACTCTTTGCTGGTATTGTAGGTGTATTTGATGCTGCTGTTAGTACATTCAGAAAAACTGTTAAGGCATTTAAAACTTTTGGAAAAATTCTTAATTTCTTAAGTTTTAAGAAATTGGGTAAAATGCGTGTGGTCAAGTATGTCATTGATCGGATCAAGGCCATTGGCGAATTTTTCAGAAAAATCGGGAAAACTATCAAAGCGATTGGTCTTAAAAAATTAAGAGCAGCAGGAAACACAGTTTTTGGTATTTTCAAAAAAATAGGAAATTTCTTTAAATCGCTGGTCAAAGCTGCAAGAAAGTACAATAAGATATTCGGTATTTTCAGAAATATAGGAAGAATATTAGGAAAAGTATTTTTACCTTTAACAATCTTAATAGGAATCTTTGATTTTGTTAAAGGCTTCATGAGAGGCTATAGCGAAGATGGTATCATAGGAGGTATAAAAGAAGGATTTAATAGTCTATTTGATGGATTAGTAGGAGGTCTTTTAAGATTGTTGACTATGATACCATCTAAAATCGCAGAATGGTTAGGATTTGAAGAACTAGCTAATCAAATCACGGAAAATACAGAAGTAATCATTGAAAGTATTAAGGATGCATTTGGTGGAATTGTTGATTTAGTCAAAGGCATTTTTATGTGGGACACTGAAAAAATAATGGAAGGACTTACTAAAGTATGGAATTCTATTGTTAATGTAGTGATGATCCCGTTTAATACTATTAAAGCTCTTGTCACAGATGTTTTTGGTGGTTCTACATTTGAAAGAATGAAATTAACTTTAAAACAAATTGGTCTAACAATTCAAAGTTTCTTTTTATTCTTACAACAAGGTATTGCAAGTTTACTTGATAAAATACCTGATTTCTTTTTAAAAAAATCTGCTATAAAGTTTATCGATGATTTAAATGAAGGTACACGGATATTAAAAAATAATGTTGATGCTGAAATATCTAATATTAAGGATATGAAAGCAGAGCTTAAAAAGAAAGATGAGCTCGAGAAAAAACTAAAACTTGAAGAGGAAAGGGCAAAATCAAACACTGGTGGTATTAGTACTGGAGACTCTAATGCATCAATTAACACAACTAACAACGTGACATATATCGTTCAAAACGGAAATAGTATCGCAGGAGATGCGTTATCTGCAGCCGGAAGCTAAAAAGGGGATGGCCAAAAGACCATCCCCCTTAACTATGTATTATTAGTTATGTTTATTTTTGTACTTTACCCTTAGAACCTTTAGGTAGCTTACGGGCCTTACGAGCCTTACGAGCTTTAGCTGCTTTGGCACGATCAGCTGCAACGGCTTTGCGCTCTTTTTCACAGAGCTTACCATCTTTATTCTTATCGTACTTTGCTAAAAAAGCCTTCTTAGCTTCAGCTCTTTCCTTAGGACAAAGCTTACCGTCTTTGTTCTTATCAAATTTAGCCATAGCAGGTGGAAGCTTTTTTACTGGCTTCTTATCCTTTTTCTCATCAGCAATAGCTGAAAGAGCCATGACAAACGATGATAGTACAACAATTAGTTTATTCATATTCGTATATATTTATTATTTTAGCTAGATGCTAGTTTTGCGAAGTAACTAAGAGTATCTTCATCAGAATCATCGTTACTCACATTTGTGTCTTCAGTATCAACACTTTTGAAAGAAGGTTCTTCTTTCGTCGTATTCATTTCAACTTGCTGTTCAGTAGACATTGTTGATGCTACTTCAGCTTCGCCAAGGACCTCAAACATTTTACGTTTAAGATCTGAATAGGATTTGTAGTTTTCCGGATCAGTAAATTCGCCAAGAGTGTATAGCTTATTATAAGTTTCTTCAAGGCGAGTTTCATCTCCATCAAACAAACTTGTTGGTGCGTCAAACTCAGATTTGTCGTAGTTGCGATAGCCTTCTACATTACGAATCTTAAGCTTAAAGTTAGCACCAGACCAAAAATCGAATGGATTAACAGGTGTTTCATCTTGGAACTGTGGTTGCATTACATCCATGATTTTGTCCATGATTTTCTTTCCATACTCATAAAGGAAAACCTTTCCTTCGTTTTCAGGATTAGCTGAATCAGAGATAACCAAGATATTAGAAACATGATGCAGTCGACGTTTACGTTGACGCGCAAGTTCTTTATCTTCATCACGACCTGTATTCCAAAGTTGCGAATTAAGTTCAGAGACAGGATCTTGTTGACCAATTGAAGTCAAAGAACGCTCAATGTACCAACGGCCGGTAGGCCCTTTGAATCCATGATCCCAATAGCGAACCCATGGAAGATCTTCACCAGCACCAGCTGGGAGAAAACGAATAACGGCATAGCCATTACCTGCTTTATCCACAGTTGGTTTCCATAAGCGATCATCGCCATAAGTCTTTTTTTCTGTGTTTGTATCAGCGGCTGAGACTAACTTTGAGATTGCGCTTTCACGATTTTGTTTTAGTTTTTCGAATGACATAGTATTTTATTTTGTATTTGCAGTGTATATTTTGTTTTTTCCTGACAGAGTCTATACTACCATAAATTTGTTAAGTTGTAAATACTAAAAGTGCTTTATCCTTAATTTTATTTCTTGGTAATGGCTTCTGCAGCATGATTGATTTATAGCTAATTAGCATATCAATCATATCTTTATTTATTCCCAAAGGATCACTCAGAATGCTCTTCAGGCGCCTTAAAAAATTAACGAGTATGTCTAATAGGATAACACTTTCAACGTTAATCTGGCCACTCCTGAGAGCCTCTAAGATAGGACTCTGGGAAAAGTCTGGTGTTGATGAGCAAATATCATCAAAGGTATAACCCTTATTTGAAAGAGATTTCATATCTTGCTCAAACATGTAAGTCAATTTGTCGTATCTTGCTATATAGGCTTTATAAACATCATCACTCATATCTCCAATCCAAACGTTTGGATTTTCGATTAGGTTAGATGTAAAATAATCAA